TATCAACGAATCTCAAATGCAACTGTAGCAGATATACAGTTTTACGATCCGGCAGCGGAACGTAGAGCGGCTGCTCTTAATGTTGATTGGGCTCCCTACTTTAAAGTTGCTTCACAAGAGTGGCTTTACAAGTTAGAGTTCGGATGGTGGCAGAAATACTGCGACACAGTGTTGGGTGCTTACTATTATGCTAATCTGCCTAATGGACAATTGATTTCAAGTTTTAATCCAAGTCTGCTCATTAAAAACGATCAGACACTAATTCGTTTAGATACGTTCGGTGCAATATTAGTATTCTATGAATCACTAGTAACCGATGTGTCTAACATGAACGAGGTTGATTTGCAAAACTACGAGTTTGCACAGAAACGTTGTGATAACGAATGGACTAAAGCGTTGCAACTTATGAACTTCTATGATTTATACATGGATAGTCCACAAGGACCAACTACAAAGCTTGAAGAAAATTGGACAGCAGACGTTGATTATTTCAACGGAGATAGGAGATATTTCTAATGGCTGAAGTAACTTACTCAGTATTGAACGAACCAACAGTAACTGAAACACAAATCAGTGCCGTGTTGAAACGTGATATACCTAAAGCATGGAATATACCAATATACAGTGACTTCCCTAGTGATAGTGAAGTTGTTCGTTATGGTGTCTATGTGAGTGATGTGCATACAGTTAGTAGAAATCCTCATCAATTGGGTATACAATATTGTGGTGCAATTTATCATGCAGTTGATGAATTCAATGTCACATACATTAGCTACCAAGACGATCCATACAATACAGCAATCAATGCTATTATTGCAAATTTAGTTACTGCTATCAAAACTGATGGTCAGCAATTAATGGATGGTTACTTTGAAAGAGACTTCGATCAAGTTCGTACATTCGGACCCACTCAAGCAGAAAAACATACTTGGACATTCAGTTTAACAAGATTAGAATTTAATACATAACGCCAAACACAAGGAGACTATAATGGCAAGAATTACCGTAAACACAGCAGGCACTCAACCAACACTATTGGTGAGTACTGACCTAATTAGCAACACTGCTAACTGGGGCAACATTGCAAACACACTATCAGTGACTTGTTTGCAAGACATTACCATCACTAACAGTACTGGCATTTATTCATATACAGACTTTTGTTCTGGTGACATGAATAAGTTGACAACTCCTGCAGACAATGAGATTTCTGTTAACATGGTTATTGAAGATGATGTATTCTTTGGAGTAGGTGGATCAGGTTCGGCAGCGAACTTGGGCATTTCGCAATTAAGTATTGATAAAGTTCCATTGCAATTTAAACTTGTAATGAACGGTGGCAATGCTACTGCCAATGCTTACTACTATGCTGGTCAAGGATTTATTTCTTCACTAGCACCAACAGCAAGTCCTGATGCACCTGTCTGGATCACACCCATGACATTGGCAGTTGATGGATCAATGACAACAGAGAAAAACCCTTAATCTCGTATGAGATGGGAAAACTAGGGAATACTATAAAAGGTATTCCCTTTTTTAATAAGGAAAACAAATGAACGAAGAACATTCAGTATGGTTGCATAGCAAAGAAGATAAACTAAGAAGTTTAATTGCAGATGAGGCTAAGGCAATGCCTATGCTTGATACGATGCAAGCAACAATTAAGCAGTTAAAAGCAAAACAAGCATTTCGTCTAGCATTACTAAATCAATTACTAGAAGATGAAATTGATAATGAATAAATACAATGTAATAATTTAAAAAGGAAATAACAAATGAAATTATCATCCCTCACAGCAAAACCCCAATTGATTGACATTCATCTTGATGATGAAGAAACTATTAAAGAATTTGGTGAAGCAATCGAATTCTGGACATGGGATCGTCAACCTATGGAAACATTTATGAAGTTAGCTAACGCTGACCATGGTAACACAGCATCAATCGTAGAGATTGTTCGCACACTCATTTTAGATGAGAAAGGTAAACAGATATTAGCTGGTGACCAAATGTTGCCAACACATGTTTTAATGAAGGTGATTGGTAAGGTGACAGAACTCTTGGGAAAGTAACAAATGACAATATTGATATCAACAGTGAAAAGATGGCATCAATATTGTGGATAGATACACTAGGTAAGCGTTATGGAATGTTACCCAGTGAAGTGATAGGTAGAGCAAACACATTTGATTTGTATATTATGGATGCGGCACTTACTTTTGAGAATTATCATCATAAGAAGTCAATGAACAATGGTCGTGAGCCGATACCAGACTATACACAAGATGAGTTAATGGATATGCTTAAAAAGAATAAGGAAATGAACAATGGTTAATTTAGATGCATCCTTTAAAGGTGATGTGAGTCAGATGTTGTCAAAGATGAAAAAAGAATTGAACAACATTCCTAAAGAAGCCTACCAATTTTTTGTTAAACAAACTCCTATCAAAAGTGGTAACGCTAGACGTAATACTAAATTAAAGGGCAAGACTATTGAAGCAAATTATCAATATGCCGAAGTGTTAGATAAAGGTCGTCATATGACAAGTAGAGGCATGCGTGGTAGTGACCAAGCTCCAGAAGGTATGACTAAACCAACAGAAGATTTCATTCAACAGCGTGTGAATAAGATTGTGCAAGGAAAATAATAAATGGCAACAGCAACAGCAAAAGTTAATGTAGAAGTAAATGGCTTAGGTGCATTAGATTCACTAGATAAGAAACTTAATACTATTGGTACAAAGTTTAGTGGATTAAAAAGCAAACTAGCCGCTGTAGGTTTTGCAGCCTTCAGTCGTTCAGCAATTACAATGGCTGATGATTTGAATGACTTATCAAGTGCTACTGGTATTGCTATCGGTAAACTAATTGAATACCAAGATGCATTAGTAGCCGCCGGTGGTCAAGCAGATCAAATGGCTAGTGGCATTGTTAAGTTCACACAGAATATTGATGAAGCCGCACAGGGTAGTTTAAAAACACAAAGTGCTTTTGCTCAATTAGGTGTTACATTAGAAGATTTACGTACATTAAGTGAAGCTGACTTATTGACTAGGGCATTAGAAGGTTTTGACAGAATAACTGATAAGAGCCGTGAAGCCGGATTAAAGATGGAAATCTTTGGTAAAAGCTTTAAGACAGTTGATCCACGTGACATGGCACAGAAGCTTAATGATGCCGCAGGATCTGGTGACAAGTATGGGCAGTCGATTAAAGAAGCAGCCGCATTAAACGACAAGATGGCTAAGTCATTAATGGATATCAAAATTGCATTCTTGCAAGTTACAGCTCCGTTAGTTGAGATGATTAACAAGATTACTGATGGTGGAAAGAACATTGACACATTAGTTACCATATTAAAAGTATTAGGTACTGTATTGCTTGCTGTATTCGGTGGTGGCATTGCAATGGCAATCGTTCGTTTCTTTGGTATGTTTGCTAGAGGATTTGCGGCTCTTGGTCCTGCAGTTAGTCAAGTGGGCAAATATTTTAGTTCATTTGGATCAACTGCTGTAGCTGGTGCAGAGAAAGCCGCAATTAGTTTCGCCGCAAATGGTAAATTGATGACAGCATTACGTGCTGTTGGCGCATTGATTGGTACTATTGCAGGTGGTATAGCAGGTGTAATGGGATTAGGTGGATCTAGCGATGCTAAAACACCAGAAGCAACAACAGGTGGCAAATCTAGTCCAGAAGCAGATGTTAGTCGTGAAGTTACAGATGCGTTAGAAAAGAAGCGTATTGAGATTGAAAACATTACTAGCGCATTTAAGGCTCAAAATGCACAATTGATTGATAACATCAACGTTGAAAAGATGCTTGTTGGGAAGAGCCAAGAAGAAGCTGATATTCTTAAAGCACAAGAAGAAATATACAAACGTGGTGCTGATGAAGCAGAAAAGTTAAGAACAGCAAAAAATGCATTAGGTAAAGACGAAAAAGGACTTACTGACGTCTATGATGCCCAAATTAAAAAGATACAAGAACAAACCGCAATTGATGTTCAGCGTGTTACTGGCGCAATGCAAGGATTGCATGGGTTAAAACTATTAGAACAAGATAGATTAAACAACATTGAGCGTATCAATCAAGCACTACAAAAACAAATTAATTACGACCAATCATTGTTACAGATTCGTCAGCAAACACAAGGTCAATTAGGTGAAGCAGAGTTTGAGGGTGCTCAGATGAAACGTTCACCATTAGAGAAACAGTTTGCAAGCATACAAGAGAATGCCCGTAAAGCCGCACTAGAAGCAAGTCGTGCATTCAGCGAACAATTTAGTTCTGAAGATATGGGTGCAGAAGATGCTAAAAAGTTAGCAGATGGTCTTGCATTGATTGCTCAACGATACCAAGCTATTGCTAATGTACAATCAGCAAACTTATCGCAAAGTCGTACATGGGAAGAGGGTTGGAAGTCAGCCTTTGATAGTTACATAGAAAATTCAACCAATGCTGCCAAAGTAGCCGGTGATGCATTTAGTTCATTCACTACTAATATGAACAGTGCCATTGATAACTTTGTTAATACTGGTAAGTTTAGTTTTGGTGACTTTGCTCGTAGTGTTATTCAAGATTTAATTAAGATTGAATTAAAAGCACAAGCAAGTAAAATATTGAGCGGTGTGATATCTGGTGCTAGTGGATTCTTTAGTTCATTATTAGGTTTTGCTGAAGGTGGACAGCCCCCAATCAACAAGCCAAGTATTGTTGGTGAGAAGGGTCCTGAGTTGTTCGTACCAAAAACAGCAGGCACTATTGTACCTAATGGTGGTAGTGGTGGTGGAACTAGTGGGGCAGGTGGCAACACATACATTACAAATAACATATCAGCAGTTGATGCCAAATCAGTAGCCCAATTGTTTGCAGAAAATCGCAAAACATTATTTGGGTCAGTACAAATGGCACAAAAAGAATTGAGTTACGGTAGATAAGGAAATATATGTCAGGTTTACAAACAATTATAAATGCAAGCAACGGGTTATTAATAGACCGTCGTAAAGTAGTTGGCATACAATACACACGAAACGAAATACCGCGTGTAAGTCAAACACCAACTAAGAATCCATGGAAGTTTACATTAGACGTTCCAAATAGTGTTCGTTACAGCGAAGGTCGTGCATTGATGGAAGCACTTGATACATTAGATAGAATTACCCCACAAGTAGTTACTTTTAGCAATCTAGCCGCATTCAATTGGATGTTTAGATATCAAGGTGCACTGACGCAAGCGCAACTAAACACAATTACAGTAACAAGTTTTGTTGGTAGCACACTAACATTAAATGTAAGTGGTATCGCTGTGGCAAGCACAGCAGTTATATTTCAACCAAACGATTTAATACAAATTGGATCTGCTGGTGTTTATCCATACCCATTCACTAGCACAACACAAGTATTGCGTGGTAGTGGATCAACAATAACTGTTACAACAAGTAGACCAAACATACTAACAGGTACACTAACTGGTTTAGGTATTATCGTTGGTAACAATTGTCAGTTCAATATGTTCTGTCCTAATATGCCTACATACAAACTGATACCAGGTGGCTACGTTGGTAATGGCACAACAACAACTAACAATGCTTTACTCGAATGGAGTGATAGCTTTCTATTGTACGAATTCGTTGGTACAGCATAAGGAATAAATTATGGAAAATATCCCAGCAGTAGCAAATAATAAATCATTGGTAAACAATGCTGAGTTTGTTAAATTAACAATTTACAATGAATATGCTAACACAGCAAATAACAATGTGTACACGTTCAGCAGTAGTTACCAATCTGAAACAATTGATGGTCAAACATATACACCACTAGGTGGATTATTAGCTGTAGGTATACAACAACGAGACATTCGTGTTACCAGTGCTGATACAAGCATAAGCTTAAGTGGTGTCAGTGGCAATAACATGGCTATCGTATTGGGCAATAAGATTCGTGGTAGTAAAATAGAACTTACACGCGGATTCTATAACAATAACTATATATTAAGCAATGTTGCACAGCGTTTTACAGGTATTGTCACAAGTTATAACATCAGTGAAGAACGACAAGACAATGATGACAATTTTACAATCACACTAAACGCAAGTAGTTTTAAGAGTGTATTAGAGAATCGTATCGCAGGTAGAAAAACAAACAGCGAGAGTTGGAAAGAATATAACCCAACTGACACTAGTATGGATCGTGTTCCAAGTATTGCAGATAAGCAATTCGACTTTGGTCAAGCACCAAAGCAAGGCGCAACAACACAAAGTCAGGCTGCAACAGATGCAGGGCAAGTGGCACAAGATACAAATACAAACGTTACAGATGCGAGTCCTTAACAAATGAACGTAAGAATAGCAAATAAATTTGATCTACCAGCCTTCTTAGAAATGGTCAAGCATTTCCAAGAGTCTACTGACTTACCTATGAGTATTCGTAATGCTAACAATTGGGAATACATCAACAAGTTATTTCATCATATCATTCTTGGTGGTGGATTAATATTGATTGCCGAATCTGATAAAACAGTGGGCATGATTGTTGGATTAAAGAATAGAAACATTTGGGATCCAGAACAATTTGTCATGCAAGAATTAATGTTATGGGTAGAACCTGACTATAGAAATACTAGAGCAGGTTATATGTTAGTAAAAGAATTCAGTAAACAAATAAAACAGATGGTAGAGGATAAAGAAATTATGTCAGCAACAATGACCAATACAGAGAATCTTGTTAACATTGACTATACAAGATTTGGATTTAAAAAGTTTGAAGAAACTTGGGTACTAGGAGTATAATATGGCAGTTTTCACAGCGGCGGCGTTATATATCGGATCAGCTATAGCAGGTCTAACATTGAGTAGTGTTGCGGCATTCGCAGTACGTACTTTAGTCACAATTGGCGTAAGCAAATTAATTGCTAATAGAGCAAACAAAAAAGCCGCAGGTGCAAACGATGTTGGCTCACGTGTACAGTTAGGCCCTGCAACTAATAACAAACTAGCTCCAAGTTATGGTTCAGCATTCTTAGCACCAACTGTAACAGACGCTAAGATTACTACAGATCAAAAGACAATGTATTATGTTTTTACTTTATGTGAAGCAACTACTGGTACAATGAGTTTTGGTAAGATATTTTGGAATGGTAAAGAAGTTACATTAGGTGCTGGTGATTACAGTGCAAACAATAAAGTTGTTAGCTTAACTAACAATGCAACACCACCGCAAGTAGATACAACCATCGATGGTAATGCATACATATATGCATTTACAAATGGCAGTAGTAGCGGTG